TTAGAGACATATTGCTTAAAGCTGGATATGAACAGTACGCAGAAGATGAAAATGACTACTGGTTAGTCTATAGGAGCAAAAATCATGGGATGTAGCTTTGTAGCAGGAATACAAAAGGCTGTTGGTGCTGTAGCTAGGCCAGTTGCTCAGATAGCTTCTGTAATACCTGGCCCGTGGCAAGTTCCAGCCCTAGCTGCAACTGCTGTTGATAATGCGGTACACGGCAATGTGTTAGGTGCTATTGCTGCTGGTGTTGGAGCCTATGGAGCCGGTGGCGGCTTTACTACTGCTGGATTTGATACTTCAAAATTAACTAATCCTGGGGGACTGTTTACGGCGCCTGGCGCAGTTTATAGTGGCAGTGGGATAAATGGAACATCAGGCGGTTTATCATCTGGATATAGCGGTAGCGGGATAAGCGCAGGGAATCCGACAGCATTATCATCTGTAGGCTTATCATCTGCTGGACAGCCTCTATATTCAGCATCACAACTCGCAACAACATTCCCAACTGCATTTTCTGGTGAGCAACTTGCCAGTCTTGGTGGCGGGTTATTCACGCAGCAAGAATTAGCATCTAGATTTCCTACTGCATATGGTTCTACCGCAACATCTGGTGGTATTACGGATACTGTTGGAAACCTGATTTCAAAATATGGTGGAAATATCCTATCATCGGCAGCAAACCTAGCTGGGGGATACCTGCAAGGACAAGCCGCTCAAGACGCTGCGGCAACTAGCGCACAGGCACAGATTGAAGCGGCAAGAATTGCCGCTGATGCTGCTAAGTTTAAGCCAGTTGGAATAACAACCAACTTCGGTGCATCCCAATTTGGATACGATCAGAATGGGAATCTCATATCTGCTGGATATTCACTAAGCCCGCAACTTCAATCCCAGCAGAATCAACTGATGGGAATGACTGGTGGACTACTAAACCAGTATCAGGGCGCGCAAGCTGCTACAGCGCCAATGGGCCAAGCCGCAAATACCATGATGGGACTTGGTAATAGCTACCTATCAACTACGCCACAGCAACAAGCACAGCAGTACATGAATGAACAACAAGCATTGCTTGCTGCACCGAGAGCTAATGAGCTTGCAGGTATTCAGGAGCGATTGAATGCGCAGGGGCGTGGCGGATTGGCAATAGGTGGTAATGCTGGAGAAATGGCTACAAATCCAGAATATGCCGCCTATTATAATGCACTGAGACAGCAAGACTTGGCACTAGCCGCTCAATCTACGCAAGGTGGCATGGATTACGCCAAGTTTGGTGGAAATATGGTGAGTGCTGGCGGGAATATGCTGAATAGCATGTATGGGACACAATCCGCTGCATTCACTCCCTATAACACGGCATTAGGTGGGGCAGCAGATATTGAGAAATTAGGCCAGAATGCAATGGATACAGGCATTAACATTGGCGCTAAGGGAACAGCAGCGAATGCTCAGTCTGGATTACTTTTGGCCAATGGAATGACTAATGCAGCACAAACAATGCAGCCAGCAAATGCCTATAGCCCATTAGGTACTGGGCTGATGAGCATTGGGAATACGCTTGGACAATATGGGCAAAGCGGACAGTATAGATTTGACCCATTTACAGGAAAGGCAATCTAATGGCAGATCAAACTAACAGTCTGGTGGCTGGATTATTTGGGTTAGACCCATATCAGATCCAGCAACAGCGTAATCAGCAATCTCAAGACTATGCAGCAAAAGTTGCCGGGATGGACGGATTCCAAGCGGCTAAATTTGGCATTGGACAGGGCGCGGCAGGACTTACCCGTGGTATTGCCGGAATGATGGGCATGGTTGATCCTATGGAGCAAGAGGCACAACAGCAGCAAGCAATCATGGGTTCCGGTGGCGACATGACGACTGCTGCCGGACTCAAGGCTAAGGCTGCTCAGTTTGCTGCGGCTGGTGATCAGGCGACGGCATTGAAGCTGATTATGCTGGCGAGGAAGCAGGAAGAAGAGCAAGCAAAGATTGAATTGGAGAATGCGCAAGCACAGGCCGCACTTCATAAGGCTAAAGCAGAGGCTAGTCCGTTTGCTAAGATCAACCCAAAAGACTACACACAAGAGTCATTGAAGGAGTATATGCTGAGCAAGAATCCTTCTGATCTTGTTGCTCAGACGCCAGAAGGTAAGATTAGCCAAATAGGCCGTGAGTTAATTGATGCTGGATACGTTGAAGGAAGTCCTGAATTTATTGCTGAAATGCGTAAGCGTATATCCGCAAAAGACGAGGGGTCAAGAAAAGGTGGCGGGACAACCGTAGTCATGCCGGGAGAAAAAAACGCCATTGATATTCCAAAGTTTGAGCAGTCTGTTCAAGGGACTATCAAGCCTCACCTTGATACTGTGACTGCTGCTGACATGGCAACGGCTGCTTTGAAGAATTCAATGAAGACCGGGAATTACTCGTCTTTCAACGCGGCGAAACAACAGTTGGCAAGGGCATTCAGTGATGGAACTATCTCGCGGGCTGAAGTTGTTGCTGCCGGTGCAGACCCTTCAATGATTGGCGGGATTGTGGATGCAACGTCAACGCTATTCACTGGAACGCCTAGCGCTGACACGCAGAAGAAGATGCTGAAGACGTTGGAGATTGCAAAGAATGTTGCTGCAAACAAGGGACAGACGGCACTTAACAGAATGAAAAAGGTAGGCGAAATGTCTGGAATCAAAAAGGATCAACTCGATACGCTGCTGACGTTTCCTGAGTTTGATGATAAATCGAATAACTCTGCATCGAGCGACGATGCTCTGATTCAGAAGCACTTGAAGAAAAAGCCTAGATAATGGCCGCTACCTACGAAGAAGTTATGCAGGCTCTCCGTAACGCCGATGCTGATGGTGCAACGGAAGATGCCGCTCGTCTTGCTGAGATTGCTCAATCAATGAGAGATCAAAAAGTCGGTGCTGGCGATACGGCAACAGGTAGCTACATTGTCGAAGCGGCGCGCAAAGGTGTGGCAAACTTCCCCTCAAAGGTCTATGGTGCATTCAAGGGGGCACTCACTGGAACAGGTCAAACCGGAGCGCGACAATACGCCCATGAATCCGAGCGAGCAATCATTGGAATGCTTGGTGGGGCTGGCGCAAAGCCTGATGGTATTGGCGAGAAGATTATTGCTACTGGCGTAGAGGCTGCTGCTGATCCGACAAGCTACTTGCTTCCAGGTAGCAAGGCCATCGGGATGATGTCTCCGTATCTAAAGCCTGTCGGTCGTGTTATTGAGAACCTATTTGCTGGTGGTGGTGCTGAAGCCGGTGGCACTGCTGGTGAGTACGCAGGGCGCAAGATTGGTGGAGACACTGGCGCAATGGTTGGTCGAGTCGGCGGCGCTTTAACTGGTGGTATGGCTGGTGCCGTAGTCGCAGGTTCTGTTCCACGGACTGCTGCGATGGCAACAGATGCTGGTATTGCGCTTGCTCCGAAGGTTAGGCAAATCTATCAACGGTTGTCAGGTGTCGCGCATGATGACCAGATTGCAAGAGAGGCAGGCAGGCACATTGAGAACGTGTTTGTCGCCGCTGCCTCATCTGATCCAAACTTCGTCAAAGTCCTTGAGGAAGCCGCTGCTGCTCAAGCATCTACCGGCGTGAAGTTGCCACTTAGTTCCATGCTTCAAGACAATGCGGTTATCAACCAGTACATCGCTCAACTGGCGGCAAAAGACCCTACTTTCCGTGAAGCGTATTACTCAAGTTTCCAAGCGGCAAAGAACGCATTGCGTAGTCGCTCTAATAAGATGTTTGGCAAGCCTTCCGCCGCAGACGAGGCACTTGCAGCAAGCGTCAAGGACGTTGATGTAACCGGCGCAGTAGGTCGCAAGAAGGCATCACTTGACCGCAGGATCACGCAAGCAAGCAGCGATCTTAAAACAGTGGATACTGCTGCTTTCGGGGCGCAAGTCGTCAAAGTCACTGATGATGCAGAAGCCGCTGCAAGAACAAGCGTAGCCCCGCTTTACAAAAACGCTTTCGATGTTGCAAAGCAGAAGGGTGTTGATCTTCCAAGCGAGTCTGTAGGTGACATCTACCAGTTCGTCGCCGGAGAGAAGGCAAACGACATTTTCAAAACATTCCCATCAATCTACGGGAAGATTGTTTCACGGTTCAAGCCGCAGACAGTTGAGGGGGCAAATCTTGTAGATGCGTCTGGAAGGCCGATTGGTTCGCAGACTGGGGAAGCGTTCAAGGGTGCTACGGTTGAAGACTTGGATTCGCTCAAACGTGAGGTCAACGCACAACTCCGCAAGACCAAGACAGATTCAGAAATCCGCCTATTGACTGAACTGAAATCGAAGGTGAACCAGCACATTTCTACGCTGGATAACGATTTCGTGTCGGCGTATCGCCTGGCAGATCAAACCTATCTTCAAAAGGTTGGGCTTCCGTTCAACGAAGAAACAATCAACATGATCGGTCGTGCAAAGTTTGACGAGAACGTAGTTCCTTTGCTAACAAAGAACAAGTCAACCCTAACTCAGTTTGTTGATGCAACCGGAGAAAACGGCAAGAAGTTGGCAGAGCAGGCGTTCATTAGCGACCTGACCAATTTTGCCGTCAAGGATGGCGTACTCAATCCTGCCAGGGTGAATGCTTGGCTTAAGAACAAGAATGATGCGCTATCGATGATTCCCGATGTACGGGATAGAGTTGTGAAGGCATCTAGTGACGTTAAGGAGTTGATGAATCAAAAGTCGGCACTAGGCGACAAGTTTGTGAAGGCCGCAGAAGCTAGAATTCTCAAACTTGAAGGCAAAAATGCACAGTCCATCGTAAATAGCATATACGGTTCAGCAGATTTCACTGAGAAGTTTATGAAGCAGCATGGGGCGAACCCAGACAACCTGAAGGCAATCCGCTCTTTCATGCTTGACGATTTGCTTTCTAGTGGCAAGCCTATCGAATTGCTGAATGATAGAACTAAGGCTCGTGCGTTCAATCGTGTCTTTGGCCCTACTTACGCCGACAAGGTGCGGCAACTATCCGTGATTGCTGATCGGATTACGCATGACCCTAGTGCGGTTTCGGCAAACTTGAGTTCAATTCCAAAAAGCAGGATTGAGGAACTTGTTGGTGCGCCTCCTGAGATGATTATTTCCCGCATTACGAATCCTGTAATGAGCAACTTTTACGCTTTCACTTCCCTGATGAGCAAGTTCCTTAATCGCAGGGTTAATGAATCTGTCGATAAAGATATGAAGCGCATCCTGCTTGACCCAAAGGAGGCTGCATTATTGTTCAAAGCGGTTCAGCCAAGGGTTGAGCAGATCGACCTTCAAAAGATGGCGAAGGACGTAGAAGCCTACGGCAAGAGAGCAGGGTTGAATTTCACTGACATGCTGATGCAAGACGTTAAGTCAGGCGCGGTCAGGTCTTACAAGGGCATGGACGAAACAACAACGCAGGAGCAAGAACAATGACTTTTTTAGAACTTGTCAACAATGTCCTTATCCGGCTGCGGGAATCGCAGGTCACTTCGGTCTCGTCTACATCCTATTCCACCCTCATTGGCAAGTTTGTGAATGATGCCAAGCGACAGGTAGAAGATGCATGGAAGTGGGATGCCATGTCTAAAACGCTCCCATTGACAACAACTGATGGCGTATCTACTTATATTCTTGCAGGTTCAGGATTGAAGCCAAAACATCTATCGGCTAACGATATAACCAATAGGGCTGAAATAAATAACGTCCCGATCCAGTGGATATTTGATCAACAGCAGTTGGCAACGGTGAGCAATGCGCCTCCAGCTTATTACGCATGGAACGTGAATGATGGTACGGATAGCAAAATAGAGCTATTCCCTACGCCCAATGGGGCATACTCGTTGAAGTTTAATCTGTATGTTCAGCAAGCTGCATTAGTAAATGATGACGATATTCTTATCCTGCCGAGTGAAGCTATTGAGATGGGCGCGTATGCTCGCGCGTTGGTAGAGCGCGGCGAGGATGGTGGGTTATCAAGCTCTGAAGCATATGGGCTTTATAAGGGGATACTCGCAGATCAGATTGCACTGGAGGCATCTCGGTTTGTTGAAAACGATGTTTGGGTAGCAGTTTAATGGCGCAGTCGATAACGCCATTCTCAATATTAGCCCCTGGGTTCATGGGGCTGAACAAGCAGGATGCACCTGTTGACCTGTCGCCCAACTTCGCCCTTGATGCAACGAATTGTATTATCGACAAAGCAGGGCGTGTTGGTGCTCGCAATGGATGGGCAACAATTCATAGCGCGAATACCGATTTAGGTACTGCGAGCATTACCTGCATTGGCGAGTTAATCGAGAATGACGGAACATCAACCGTCCTTGCTGCTGGCAATGGGCTTCTATTCAAACTATCTGGCGCTACGCTAACCACACTGACTTATGGTGGCGGTGGAGTCGCGCCGACAATCTCTGCTAACAACTGGACATTTACACAGCTAAACGGGATTGGGATTTTCTTCCAGCGTGGCTATGATCCACTGATATATAACCCTGCTGTTTCCACAACAACATTCAGGAGAATGTCGGAGCATGCAAGTTATACAGGGACAATTCCACAGGCAAATGCAGGGCTAAGTGCCTATGGGCGAATATGGGTTGCCGATACGACTACCGATAAGAATACGGTTAAGTGGAGCGATGTTATTACACCGCAAGTATGGACGGGTGGTTCATCTGGCAGTTTGAACCTGCTGGGGGTATGGCCTGCTGGTGGTGATGAGATTGTCTCGCTGGCAGCACACAACAACTTTCTGATTATCTTTGGGCGCAAGCAGATACTTATTTATTCTGGTGCTACAACACCATCGACAATGGCATTGAGCGATAGCATCAATGGCATTGGGTGCATTGCGCGAGATTCAATACAGAATACCGGAGAGGATATTATCTTTCTGTCGAATGATGGTGTAAGGTCATTGATGAGGACGATTCAGGAGAAATCATCGCCAATTCGGAACATAAGCAAGAACGTCAATGATGATGTTATCGCCTATTCGAAATTCGATACGCTGGATAATGTCAAATCTGTTTATTCTAGAAGCAATCAGTTTTATTTACTTACTTTCCCCGCTTCCAGCATTACTTATTGCTTCGATATGCGCTATCCATTGCAGGATGGTTCATCAAGAGCAACAATATGGACTGGTATCAACCCAAAGGCATTTTGCGACTCGAAAAGTGGAACGTTGTATCTTGGAGAGCCGGGCAATCTGGCAAAGTATTCTAACTATTTAGACAACGCAGCAACTTATCGACTATCGTACTTTACGACATGGATTGACTTTGGCAATCCTATTCAAGCATCCATCCTCAAGAAAATCGTACTCACACTGATTGGCCTTACATCGCAGCCAATTATTGTAAAATGGGCTTATGATTTTTCAAGCGTTTATAGCTCTCAATCGACAACAATTCAAAGTGGATTTACTGTTGCAGAGTATGGCATTGCTGAATACGGAATTGATGAGTACTCAGGTGGTACGGACATAAGCACTGTATCAGTCAATGGGACAAAATCAGGGAAAGTTCTGCAATTCGGATTGGAAGTTGAAATATCTGGATATAGTTTTTCAATTCAGAAGATTGACTTATTCACCAAAGATGGGAAATTGAGATGAGCAACTATACAAAAATCACTGATTTTGCTGCTAAAGATGGGCTATTGCATGGTAACCCAAGCAAAGTTGTCACCGGCACTGGACTAGGTGCTGAATTTGATGCGATTGCTACGGCTGTTGCTACTAAGGTAGATGTTAACGGCGCACTTGGTACGCCATCATCAGGTGTAGCTACTAACCTGACTGGGATTGCTGCTGGGCTTACTGCGGGCAATGCTACGAATGC